CGGTGGCTTGATCACGGTCCTTGCCCGTGGCGTTGATGATGGCGTTGGTGCCAAACTCATCACGGCGCTCCGCCGAGGCGTTAGCCTTCTCCAACAGGGCGTCACGACGCCGCAGATTGTCTTGTGCCTCAGCACGGCGGGCCTGCTCGATAAACGCCATCTGACGTTGCCGTTCTTTCTCAGCCTTCTTCAGATCGCTGACAGCGGCTTTGTAGTCCTCAACGCCAGTCATCGCGCCCTTACCGATGTTCTCAAGCGCATGCCGCGAAGTGCCAGCCAGTGTGGCCAGACCTGCTTTGAGGAACCCCATGTACTTGGCTTGCTGACGATCCGCCCCAGCAGATTCGGCTTCCTTCTTGATGTCGGCTTCAAGACCTTCAAAGACTTTGCCTTCTAACCGGTTCTTGCCTATTTCCTCAAGCAAGTTACGGGTACGCGCTTCAGAGCGTGCAAGGAAGCCGGGTTCCGTTTCGGTGCCGTACATTTGGCGACGCACCACATCCTCCATCGACTCAGTGCGGGGAGGCGCGGGGAATTGCCCCTTGGGCTGCATGAGATCGTAGATGCCACCCCTCGGCGTGGGTGCAGCAGGGGCAGGTGCGGGGGCCGGAGCAGCAGCCGCAGGAGCAGCGGGAGCGGTCGGGGCAGCGGGAGCCTTCTTTGCCGCATCTTCTTTACGAATCACATCGTAGTAAGGAGTCAGGCTTGTGGGGTCACCACCAGGGCCGTAAAACTCTCGGGGCAGATAGGGAACGGGCACGCCAAGGGCACGTAAAGGCCGAGTCACTGCGGACTCAAATGCACCAGCAACCCCACGAGCAGGCAAAGAGATTACGTCCGTAGAAACCGCATAGCCTCGACGGAGTGCGTCCAATATAGCGGCGCGGTCCGACTGCACCTGCGGGTCTTCTCTCAACTTACGCTGCAACGGATCGCGTTCAAAGTCATAGATGCTGGGTTGCACCAACCCCTCGTTCTGATACCGCTCAACCTCACCGCCCTCTTCAAACGCAACGATGCCACCACCGGCCATCTGGGCGGGCAGGCCACTGGGCAGTGCAGTAACCCCGGCATCAACCGGTGCGGCACTGGCCATTACCTCTTGCGCAACACTCGGCGCGTTCTGTTGAGGTGCTCCAGCAGCGGCTTCAGCCATCTTTGCCTGCTGTTGCTGCCGCATCTTCTCTTGAATAAGAGGAATCGCAATGTAGGCAGGGATGGTGCCGGTCTCCACCCCGCGTCTCAACTGCGCGATGGAGTACTTGCCGGGGTTAGCCAAGATGCTTTGTGCGATGCTCATATTCAGACTCCAGCCAGTGCTTTACGCAGGGCCAACTTGTCTACGCCATCCGACTCTTTAATCGCGCCGCCCTTCTTCTTGCCGCCACCCATGAGACCAGACAGTCCCACGCCAGCCATACCCAAACCGGCGGCTTGCGAAGCCAAACTAGGAGCAGCTTGGTACTGTGCTGTAGTTTGCCCCGGCACAGCGTAGCCACGCAAGAGCGCGTTGAATTGCTGCATACGCTCCATCGGAGCCTGTTGAGCCTGCGCGTAATTTTGGATGGCTTGGTTGATGACCTGCTGTTCCTGAGCCTGTTGCTGTGCTCCAAGCCGGTCTTGCAACCCGAGAATGCCGGTCTGTGCAGCAAGCTGCTGTTGACCCAACGTGCCGAGTTGTCCTGCGGCTTGGTTGGCTAGTCCGTAACCAGCCTGTTGGCCAGTGACACCTTGCAGGCCAACTTGAGCGCCTTGCATGCCTTGAGCGGTTCCCGCCAGACCGCGATCTGCACCTTGCAGCCCCAGTTGCCCTGCGGCAATCGCGCGATCCACACCAGAGAGTCCAACACCTGCACCCTGCATCGCGGCTTGTGCACCTTGGATGCCTTGGGCCGTACCGGCCAGTTGGCGATCCACACCGGCCAAACCTGCTTGCGCTCCTTGAATGCCAGTCTGGAACAACTGGTTGGCACCTTGCAAGCCCTGAATACCAACACCTGCACCCTGCATGCCTTGGGCGGTTCCGGCCAGACCAGTTTGCGCGGCTTGCAGACCCATGCCAGCGCCTTGCATGCCAAGACCATAAAGCTGACCGGCTTGCCCCAGACCCGCAAGGCCCGCTTGTTGTCCGGCCATCGCCTGACCAATACCAGACAGGCCAAGTTGCCCACCTTGAAGTGCGGTGCCAAGACCAGCCTGAGCACCCGACAACCCTTGTAACCCAAGCTGCGCACGCTGCGCGATGTTTGCCTGCGCTTGTTGGTAAGCCTGTTGCAGACCTTGGGCCTGAATGTTCTGCATCTGCGTCTCAAGTGCACGCTGAGCTTCGGCGTTCTCAATTGCCTGCCGCGCACCACCAAACGCACCTGCACGTGCGGCCTGACTTCCCCGCTGTGCTCGTGCAATATCAGCCTGTCGCTGTGCCGCTTGAATCTGAAGGTCAGTCACCATCCGCTGATACGGCGACATGAACTGTTGGTACGCCGCAGGACTTGTTGCCATGCGTTCGTACAGGTCACCAATACCGGCGGCTTGTTGTGCGTAGCCACGGGCTTGCCCTGTGATGTCGCGGCCAAGTTCTTCCGCACGCAGGCCCATACGTCCTATGTCGGCGGCACCACGCCCATACATTTGCGCTTCAGGGGCCATGGCCGCTGCCTGAGCGCCATACCCAGAACCCATAGCCCCGTAACGATTGGCGGCTTCAAGCGCAAGCTGCTGCCCCAACATACCAGAACCATAACCAGCGCGGCCATACGCTTGCATTTCGGGAGCCAACCCGGCAGCTTGAGCGCCATACCCAGCACCCATCTCACCAAAACGTTGGCCACCAGTAATCCCAAGCTGTTGACCTAGCAAACCTGAGCGTTGACCTTGTTGACCAGCTTCAAATCCAGCTTGTCCGTAGCCATAACCCGCTTGTTCGGCGGCACGTGCACGCGCTTCGGCTTGTTGGGCGGCAGCAAGGCCCAGTTGCTGACCCATCGCACCGGATTCAAAGCCAGCACGCCCGTATCCAGCGGCTTGTTGAGCAGTGCCAAGGCCGCCCATACCCGCAGCTTGAGCAAACTGAGTGCCCTGTTGAAATTGCTGCGGTACTTGCAGATTGGCAGCGTTGAACTGCACCTGCTGTTGCAGGGGACTGAAACCCGCTACGTAGTCACGCGGGTTGGCGCTGTATGGAACAAATGGCTTGGTGCCCGTAATCTCGTACGTGCTGGGTTCGCCACCAACGCCGGGAACTTCTCGCGTCTGGAAAAGCTCCTTCATCGCCCCGCCGAGAACAGTCTCGACTTGGGGACGCAGCCAATCAGGAATGTTGGACTGAGTTACGGTTGTTTGAGTAGGACCGCCGCCACCGCTCATATTGTCACCTCGACTAAAGTGTTGCGCGGTTCAAAGTTGTACCGCTTCCACAAACGCACAATGGCTTCACGTCCGAAACCTTGAATCTTTGTGGCCCCGCGCTGCTTGAGCAGTGTTTTAAGTTGCTCAAACGTCTCGTCATTAGAAATCAACTTACCGCCAATTGCAGTAATAAACGCCACCCGACTCAGCGGGTAGTTAATGAAGGACACAGTTGCCGCACCGTGCACGGCGTTGTCCTCGTCTACAGCCACAAGCAACATCCACTGCCCAGTCGTCAGGAACATCTGCACATGATGGATGTTGTAGTCCGTGCAGGTTCCGTCCTTCTCAAGCGCCGCTTTCAGATACTCCTCCACCAACGGCCAAACTTGTTGGACGTGGATGGTATCAACGGGGCGGATACTGAGGCTCATTTCTTCAGCAAATCAGCGATGCCGCCTTCGGCACGGCGCATAACGTTGGGTGTTCCACGGACCTGGGCAGAACGGGAAACGATGGGGGCGCGACTCATGGTCGGAACGTCGGGCTGACCGAAATAGGGCATTGTGATGCTGTCGCTGCCACCGAAGCCACCACCGAAGCCACCAAACATCTGAGTTCCGCCGGGCGGGTACGCCCCACGCGTAAATTCGCCAAGATCGATGGTCCCACCACCGCCACCAATGTTGACCCCACCACCCCCAACAGTACCACCGCCGGTACCACCACCGCCACCACCAAACACAACTCGGGGATCAGTGGGGTTCACTGGTTGAATGGTGCGACGCTGATCAAATGAAAAGTTTTGGCCAAGTCCAGTCTGTTGTGGGAAGTACGTAAACGGCGTGCGCACAGACGGGATGCCAAACATGTCGAGGTTGCCACCGCCAAAGCCGTAATAGGGCACCGTCTGCATCCCACGAGTCATGATGTCTTGGCGCATCATGGGGCTGGTGCCATACGAAGCCACACCAAACGTAGCTTGTGGGCTGGCGCTGTACGACGAGTACTGGGGCTGATAGATAGGCTGGTAGAACTGGCTCGTATAGGGAGACGGGCGGTTCATGAACGTGTAGACGCCCTCGGGCTGAATGCCCGCCATAGTCGCAACGTCCGGTTGGCCAATACCTGCTTGGTTCAACGCGTTGACGGTGTAACCATAGTTACCCATGTTGCGTTGAATCAGGTTGTTCATGTCGGAACCAGAGATGTTGCCCTGAGAACCGTACATGCCCGTCAGATTGCCTTGAGGCGAATACTGAAAAGGGTTAGGAGGTGCAGCAGACGCCCCACCTGATGTCCCCCCAGCAACGTTGCCACCACCTGCCATGATGTTCTCCTTTAAGCGGGCACGTACTTACGTGGGTTGATTTCGCGGCCCTGCTTTTTGGTGCCGGTCCGTGCTTTGCGCACCTTGTCCATCATGGCATAAAGCTGCTTGGCACCCGCATCGGTTGAGCCATTACCAAGACCGGACACCACATCGGCGGGCACAACAAACTCACCATCGGCCAGACGTGCAGGGCGCTTGTTGGCAATTACGCCGGGGATGCTGTCAGACATACCATCGCCCGGACCTTTCAGCATGCGGCCACCATCCGAGTAGGAACCAAGGTCTGAAATACCGCCACGAGCCATGCTCTGATACATCGGCATCTCGCCAACCATGCGGTCGTAGCCGGAGGGCAATGAGGCAATACCACCACCAGCGTAAAAAGCGGGGCGATACGATTCTGGATTGAACCGGAAGCGGCTCAGGGGGCCAGAGTACTCTTCTTCCTCTTCCATGGGACGGCGGCCACCCAAGGCACCGGCAATACCTGCTGAACCCATCGATAAGGGATTAGCCTTGATGTAGTTCAAAGGGTTCTGCATAGCCGTTTGGAAGCTGCTGGGGGCAGCGGCAGTAGAAGCGGCGGGAAGATTAGAAACGCCACCAGTACCAATTGCCGAAGAAAACGGCATCCCAGCGTTTGCCGTCAGAGGCAGCGCATTGGCCATCGCGGCGTTGGTACCCTGCGTGATGGCGGCATTACTGGCAAGGTTGGCCGCTTGATTGGCCGCTTGACTGGCTTGGGCAAAATTCATCCCTGCTGGGAGACTACCAGTTGAAGCAAGGGTAGTAGGAGCAGCGGTAGTAGCTATCGTGCCAGTGGAAGTAAGCGGCAACGCGTTTGCCAATGCGCCTTCAACCCCAGCAGTAGCAGCCGCTGTCGTTCCAGCACCCGCACCACCAGCGGCTCCGCCAAGAGCGCCACCAATCCCAGCCCCGGCTCCGCCCGTCAAACCGCCAAGCAACGCACCCTTGAGGGGGTCACCACCTGTAACCGCAGCGGAGCCACCGCCTACGGCAGCGCCAATCAACATTGCTTCGCCAATACCACCGCCTGCCATAGCCTGCTCCTTTTAACAGATTTTATTGTGTTAGGTCGTAGAAGGAAAGCGACCCAACCACGTCACCCGTAGTCGCCCCAGATACGGTTCTGACGGCAACGGTATAAATATCACTGACCCCGGCAATTGACGCGCCCAGTTGCAAATCAAAGTTGTACCCTGTAGCGGCACTTGTATTGCCCACCCCACCTGAACCAGTCGAAGTCACATAATCCGTTTGTACGATGGTGCCGCCCGTGGTGGCCGTAGCCGACACATCAAACTCTACGTTGGAATCACTGGGCACTGCTGACCAAGACGCGGCGGTTAAAGTGGGGTTCTTGAATAGTGCCACCTCGTAATTCTGATTGGTTGTCGGCAGCACCTGCACTCGGTTGGGCAACACCACCGCGCCAAGTCGGGTAGACGCCAGACGAATGGAAACAACGGGCAGGAATGTCGAGCCAATGGTTCCCAGGACTGTGGTGCGTCGCGCCACATGGTCGATGGATGTCTGCTCAAACCCGCCCTCAGAGATGACCGAGCAACAGATGGCTTTCATCGAAGCCGCCACCGCAGAGGTCACGGTCTTAATCTCGTACCGCACTGGCAGGATGGCCGTGGTCATGTAGACGCCAGTGATCTCGTTGGCGTTATTAAATGTGTGGCAAACGATGTACTCACCGTTGATGATGAAGCCGCACCGAACGGAGCCGACGCCTAGCCACTCAAAGTCCATCCACAGAATTTGAGCCTTGGATGGGTCTAAGGTATACCCGGAAGCCCCGGTACCATCCAACTTGTCACCGTTCCAATCATCTTGATTGACTGTCCGGGTATCGGACGGCGTGCCCGTAACAGAGGAGCGCAGCACAAACGAGTAAGTCCCGTCGATGCGTTGGAAGAACACCCCGTTGCTGTCGTTGTAGTACCCCACCCGCTGCGTGAGGTTCAGGCTCATGCTGCTGTCCATCACAAAGGTAGCAAGCACTAACAAACCTTTACCCGGTTGATACGGGAACGAACGATAGGATTGACGGGTTACGGAGCCGACCCCCGCCCCAGTGACCTCCATCTTCACTGCCGCTTCGTTGGACAAGAACGTCGTCGTGCCCGTGCCAGTCGTGGCTACGTCGAACTGATTATCCGCAGCGTAGCGGTTCTGGCTGTCAAAGAGTGTGTAGGGTTGGCTAACACGCAACCGTCCAAAGGCGTCTACGTTGGTGCCGCCGATAGAGACTGGAAGTGTGGATGTGTCGGCCATAAGTTTCGCCAAGAAAGTGTCTAGGCGGTTGAAGTACAACCGCAGGACGTTATTGAGTGCCTCGTGATAGCGTGAATCGTATTGGGATGGAGCCAGTGGCAGGTTAGGCGCAGCCGGTCGATCAAGCGAAAACTCCGTGGTAACAATCTGAGTAGCCACATTTATCTCCGGCCATCAGGACGAATGTCGATACGCGGTGCGCCAAGCTGCCACGTCGTACCCAGATTAGTCGAAGCGATCTTGAAGATCAACTGCCGCCCACGCACGCGGGTGTAGACCTGCCCGGTGAATTCTTCCGTGATGACGTAGTTCGACCCCTTGGTAACGCCTGCTGCTGCCGGATAACCGGTGCCGGAACCAGAGTTCTGCAAAGGGTACAGCGTCATCGTGACCGCAGGGGTGGGGCTAGAAGAAGACCCGGTAAACGTCAGGTCTGGCAGCACGCGCCAGATGTACCCGAAGTTGTGGCCATCGCCAATGTCAAATTCAGACGACGAAATGTAGGCTTCGATAGGCGTTATGTTGCCCAGATCAGTTGCGTCTACCCCGTCTTCATGCTGCACAAGTTCGTGGTTGTAGGTCGCGGCAATCGGGTACGGCAGCAAGCCGGAATCCAGCCACGCAGTGCGCCCCATCGTGCCGTAGTACCAGATGTTTTCCACGTAGTTGTAGACCACGTAGCGATTGACGACGGTGCTACCCGACGAGCAATAGAACCACCAGACTTCATTGAAGCCCTCATTGGTCCCCGCGTAGACTTGTTGGTTCTGCAACCTGTTGAAGTCGGAGAATACGTAGCGCCGCAGATCGCAGTTGAGCGTTTGCACCCGACCATCGTAGACGTAGAACTTGTCAACGCCCATCCAGTACGTACGGCCAGATGCCACAATGCTGGCGTTGGGGCCAACAATTGAAACGTTAGAACCCAGAATCTGAGCAGTCCAAACGAATGGTGCGCCCACATACTGCAACGAGTACACGGAAGAGTCGGTGAAGACCACAATCTCTTGCCGCATCTGTTGTGCACAGATGATCTCAGAACCCTGAGACAGCCGCAGACTGCCCGCCTGATTGGTAGCCGAGGGGGTCCATGTGTACGGGTCTTCTTGGTCTGACCATCGAATCAGCATGGGGTCAAGGTACGTCTGCCCATAATCGTTCGTGCCAAACACCAGCACAAACCGGGACACGTCAGAAACTTCAATGAAGTTCTGAAACAGCGGGGCATCCGAGTCGCCCGCATCCGCAAGATCAACCCCCCGCTGCGAAATGCGCTGAATGCCGGACTGCGTGCCGGAGGTTGTGATGGGGGTGCCTCCGATACTGGTGGAGACGCTGAACGTGCCTCCAGTGGAATCCACAACAAAATACACCTGACCAACCGTCAGGCCGGTGGGCAGTGCCCCTGTAGACGTGAACGTGATTGCGGTGCCATCCGGCAGCGAGAACCCAGCGGGTAGCGTGATAACTCCCGGCGCAGCAATACTGATGGTGATCTGCACGGGGGCGTAGCCCACACTGGCATTCCAGTAGTACACGCCTTGGCCACGAGGGCCGTACACCAAGTCCTCACCAAAGTTGCGCTGGTTCCACAATTGGAGGCTGCTGGAAGTCTCAAGGCCAATACCCCAAGCACCGCCGCCCCACGGACCCGCGCCCCAACCAACCAGAGGTACTTGGAAACCGGGACCAGTATTGGTCTCGTACTGCGTGACTACTGATCCACCACCCGGAGAACCCGATACGTCTGTGGCGTTTGCAGTGGCGGATACCGTGATGGAGTACGAATTCAGGTCCAGATAGGTGATCTGAAAGGTACCCGTCAGCACCCCTGCGGTGATGTTGCCACCAAGCCCAGTGATACCTGCGCCGCTGAATGTTACAAAATCACCATCTGCGCATCCGTGGTTTGCCTCGCTAACCGTGATGACGTTGGAATTCAGCGTGGCCGTAAACGGGTTGGTCAGCACCACCGTCCTGCGGATAGGGGTGATGTCGTAGTAGTCGTTGCCTTTGAGGATGTAGAACTTCAGGTTTGTGCCAACACCTACCAAGTTCTCTGCGCCAAGCGTCACCCAGTTCCAAAGCGACCGGCAGATACCCAAAAATGTGTTGCTGGAGAACGGCTTCCATCCCCCAATCTTCTCAGGGTTGCCTTGGCGAAAGCGAATCTTGTCGCATTCGTACCACCCGCCCTCGGTGGTGTACCGCGTGTTTTCGCGGTTGACTCCGGGCTTGAAGAGGATTTTCTTGAGTGGCATAACCGTATTCTCGTGTCAAGACAAGAAAAGGGCAATCTCCGCCTCACGGCGTTTTACCAGACCCGGCAGGACTTTGCCGCCGCCCATCGTCCACTGGCGGAAGGCTTCTGCCGCCCCGTTCCAGTCGTCCCGGTTGGCCCGCATCCTGATCTGGCTGCGCTGAAGGTTGCCTAGCC